CAGACTCATCAATCCAATAATAATTGGATACTTTGTGAGGGTGGGAAACTGCCCTTACATCAAAATAAGGAGTAAATTATGGACATTAAATTAACTAATGGAAAAAAAATAATTACCAAAGATAAAAAGTATTACGAATCTAATTTAGGATTCTATAAAAAAAATGGTTTTGTACCTGTAAATGAAGTAAAAAAAGAAATTAAAAAAGCGACAGTAAAAGACATTTCTGATAATGTTGTAAAACTTAAAACTAAAAAAAAAAAAACGAGGAAAAAGAAATGAAGCAATTAAACAAATATTGGAAACTTGCTAAAGAGAATAAAAAAGTAACTATGGGTGCAATCATAGTAATTGCAGTATTATTAACTTGGATATTCTAATATGGCAAACTACACAGGTGCAAATGTTATAACTGCTGGAGATGTAACTAAGTATCAACCTGATGCTTTTGGTTTTGGTATTGCTTCAACAGATACAGAAGCAGTAAATTTCTTTGCACAAACAACAAATGATATTCTTAGACAGTTAAGAGTAGAATGGTGGCAGACTTATAAAACAAATATATTTACAGATATTACAGTATTAAATACTGCCGAGATGGTAGATACTAAAGTTAATTTAGATCAATTTGAGAGGGCTGGTGTATATCTATTTCTAGGTAGATTCTTTTGTCCAGCATTAACTAAGTTCAGACCTGAAACAGAAAAAGATAGATTTGAAAGAATGGGAGAGTTTTATATGTCAGAGTACAATAAAGAATGGAGAACAATCTTAGAGGATGGTGTTGAGTACGATGAGACAGGAGATGGCACTATACAAGTTTCTGAAAGAGAGCCTTTACATGGATTTAGAAGATTGACTAGATAATGGCTTTAGACGTAAAGATCAAAACCAACGCAAAAGCTTTATCAAAAAATATAGGTAAGTTTCAATCAAGATTAACAAGAGCAATAGACAAAGGTGTAAAACAAGCTGGATTTCAATTAGTTGATATTATTAGAACTAAAACAGCTAAAGGTGTTGATTTTAGAGATTCATCATTTGCTTCATATTCTCCTAATTATATTAAACAATTACAAAGAGAGGGTAAGCCATTAAAGGTAGATTTGTTCTATTCAGGAAGAATGTTAGGAAGTTTATCAAGCAAAAAAACAGGTAAATTTAAAGCTTCTGTTGGTTTTACAAATGCACAAATGAGACAAAGAGCATTATTTAATCAAGTTTTAAATGAACCAAAAAGAGAATTTTTTGGGTTTAATGATAGAACAGAAAATATTATAAGTAAGCAATTCAACAGATTTGTTAAAAAAGAATTAGAAAGAATTTAATTATGAGTGTACGAGAAAATATTGCATCAAACCTATTATCTACCATATCAGGTATAAGTAGCCCAATCACAATTAAAAAAGCTACAAGACAACCATTTGAATTAGACGAATTATCAGACAAACAATATCCAGCAGTAATAATACAAACATCAGAAGAAACTAGAGAAGATCAAGAATTAGGAAGTGGTGCTAAAACAAGAATAGGAACTATAGACTTTGTAGTATTAGGATTTGTAAAAGGTGCTGAATCAAATATAGATACATTAAGAAATCAACTGATTACAGCTATTGAAACAGAGTTAGAATCTGATATTACAAGAAGTAGCAACGCACTTGATACGGAAGTTACAAGTGTAGAAACAGACGAGGGTACATTGTTTCCTATTGGTGGTATAAGAATGGTTGTTAGATGTACTTATGAGTTCCAAGCTGGTACACCATAGAAAAGGAGAAGATATGGCAAAAGATAAAATTATTGACAAAATAGAAAAGAAAATAGATCAAATTGAGAAACTACACGATAAAGAGTCTATGCTTTGTGAAGAAGTAAAAGACTTATTAGCTGATCTTAGAGATGACGAAGATGAAAAATGGGAAGATGACTCAGGGGATGATTTTGATGAAGATATGGATGATGAAGATATTGACGATGAGGATGATAAATAGTAAAAGACATTATGACTAAAGATATTAAATTATATAAAGATGGGAATGAAGTTATAATAAACGAAACTCAACTTGAAAATTTTATTGCACTTGGATATAAACAAGAGCAAGAAAATAAACCAAAAACTAATAAGGATAAAAAATGGCAACACATCACGGAAAAGAAGGAGTAGTAAAAGCTGGTGGAACAGGTATAGGCGAACTTACAGGTTTCACACTAGAAACTACTGCTGATGTTGTAGAAGATACTCAATTATCAGATTCAACTAAATCATTTCTAGCTGGAAGAACATCATTTTCAGGAACTTTAGAAATGAGTTATGATGAAACTGACTCTCCACAACAAACTTTAACTGCTGGAACTTCTATCTCTTTTGTATTAGGTGCAGAGGGAGATGGTTCAGGAGATGAGATTTTTTCAGGCTCAGGGATTATTACAGGAATGAGTGTAAGTGTTCCTTTAGATGGGATAACTACTAGATCAGTTACCTTTCAAGGCACAGGAACATTAACAAGAGGAACTGCTTAATAATTATTTATGTCAGTTATAGACAGAGTTAAATCTCATTTTGAGGGTTTGCAAACTCTTACTATTGAAGTAGAAGAATGGAAAGATGAACATGGAAATCCATCTGTGTTTTATTCTGAACCTTTAACACTTGAAGAAAAAAATACTATATTTAAGAAATCTAGTAATTTTTCTGATTTAACTGTATTAGTGGATTTATTAATAATGAAGCTATTGGTTAAAGATGATAAGGGTCAATTAAAAAAAGCATTTGAATTAGAAGATAGGTTTGCTTTAAAAAGAAAAGCTGATTCTAACGTAGTTGCCAATATTGCAAACAAAATCTTACTAGATACTTCATTTGAAGAAGCCCAAAAAAAGTAAATAGCGACACTGATATTCAGTCATTATTAGTAGTCGCTGATAGACTAAAACTAACTATCCAAGAAGTTTTAGATATGCCTATGTATCATTATAATCTTTGGTTAGCTTACTTGAAAAAAGAACAAGATCAGTATATCAATGAAAAAAGATTAGCTGAAGCAAGAAAGTTTAATAGATAATGGCAACTCAAAAATTAAATATAGACATAGTAGCACGAGATAGAGCAACCAAAGTTGTAGGTGGATTAAGAGGTGGACTTAATAAATTAAAATCCTCGATATTTAATGTTAGAAATGCTTTTGTAGGGTTAGGTGCTGGATTAGTAGTAAGAAATTTAGTTAATACAGGAAAAGAAGTAGAAAATTTAAGAGTAAGATTAAAATTTTTATTAAAAAATACACAAGAGGGAACTAAAGCCTTTGATAACATGGCAAAATTTGCTTCTAAAGTTCCTTTTTCATTAGAAGAAATTTCAACAGGTTCAGGTATTTTAGCAACAGTTACAGATAATGCAGATGATCTTCAAAATATGTTGGAGATTACAGGTAATGTTGCGGCAACAACAGGATTAGACTTTAGAACTGCGGCTGAACAAATACAAAGATCATTTAGTGCTGGTATCGGTGCGGCAGATTTATTTAGAGAAAAAGGTGTAAGAAATATGCTTGGCTTTAAAGCTGGAGCAACAGTTTCAATAGAAGAAACAGTAGAAGCTTTTAATAAAGTATTTGGTAGAGGTGGAAAGTTTGGAAAATCAACTGATGAATTAGCCAAAACTTTTCAAGGTACTCTTTCAATGATTGGCGATAAAATATTTAACTTTAAAAAAGTTTTATTAGAAGCTGGTTTATTTGAAGAATTAAAAAAACAATTTGGAGACTTAGATAAATTTTTAGAGAGTAATGGAGACAAACTAGATATTCTTGCAAAAAAAATTGGTAAAGGTTTAGGAATAGCATTTAAAGGTCTTGTAGATACTATTGTTTTTTTAAAAGAAAATATAAATGGTGTTGTTACAGTTTTAAGTAGTTTGATAGCTTTAAAAGTTGCAACTTTTTTTCATGGTGTAACAACAGCTATAGCTGGTATGACCGTTGCCATGAATGGATTTAATTTAGCAACTAGAAGAAATATTATTTTTGGAAGCATTATGGTTTTCGCTGGTGCTATGGGTTTTTTAATAAAAAAATTTAAAGAATTTAAAGGAGAATTAAATACCGAATTACCAACTTTTGAAGAATTGAATGATGACATCAAAAGTTTAGAACAAAGCTTAAAAAACTCAGGTAAAGCATCAAAAGCAACTATAAGAGAACTATTAAAAATTAAAAAATCTCAATTAGCACAATTAATAGAAGAATCAGGTTTGTTACATATGCAAAATACTACGCATATGAGAAACAAAAATTTACAATTAGGAATTTTAAATGTTCAAAAAGAACAAACAAAAGAAGCTAGAAAAACATTTAATATTTTTGAATCTAATCATGGATTAGTAAGAGCCTCGAAAAAAGCAGAAGAAAGATTAGTACAAAGATTAATAAAAGCAAATTTTAATCAATTTGAAGCAGAAAGAAATCAAATAAGATTACTTGAAAAAGCAGAAGAACGTAGGCTTAAAAGAATAATAAAAAATAATAGAAATATTTTTGAAGAACAAAATGCAATATTTAATAGATTGAAACCTGAAAGAAATGCTTTTCATGGAATTAGAGAGGGGTTACAATCAGAGTTTGATGTAACAATATTTGAAAGATTTAAAGAGGCTGGTCAATCATCTTTACAGTCTTTAAAATCAAGCATTACTGATTTTGTAATGACAGGAAAATTAAATTTTAAATCTTTAAAAGATGCTATAATAAGATCCTTAGTAGAAGCATTGGTTGGTCAAGCAGTAACATCAGCAATAAAAAAAGGAAGAGCATTGTTTAAATTAGATGCTATTAAAAAAGGTATGATGAATGTTTTTGAAGCTGGAACTAAAGCATTGACATCTGCACCACCACCAATAAATTTTGCACTTGCTGGACTTGTGATTGCTGGTGGTTTAAAACTAGTAGATAAAATAAAAGGATTTCAAAAAGGTGGTGCTGTAGCAAAAGGACAACCTGTTTTAGTTGGAGAACAAGGAGCAGAAATGTTTGTACCTAACCAAACAGGACAAATAACACAATCTGCTAGAGGTACAGGGGGTTCTCCTGTAAATGTTAATTTTAATATAAACACAGTTGATGCTTCAGGTTTTGAAGAATTACTTGTAAGATCAAGAGGAACAATAACACAATTAATTAACAGTGCTGTTAATGAAAGAGGTAGAGAGGCTTTAATTTAATGTCAGGTGCATTTCCAATATCTTCTGCAAATTTTCAAACAATGGGTATTCGATCTATTCAGAATACTATTATTTCCAAATCTCAATCAGGTAAAAAACTTGCAAGACAAGTAGATAATCAAAGGTTTGCTTTTACTGCTAGAATTATTACAGCAAAAAGATCAGATGTATATGGAGAATTGATGGCATTTATAATTAAACAAAGATCAAGCAAAGAAAATTTTACCATAATCCCACCTGAAGTAGAAGATGCTAGAGGAAGTGAAACAGGAACAGTATTAGTAAATGGTGTTCACGCAATAGGAGATACAACGATTGCTATGGATGCCTTTGCTGGAGATGGAGATGGTAGATTTAAAGCTGGAGATTTTATAAAATTTGCATCACATGACAAAGTTTATATGGTCGTTGCAGATGCTACTTCTTCATCAAATGCTTCAACTGTAACCATAGAACCACCATTGATAACAGCATTAGCAGATAATTCTGTTGTTACTTATGACAATGTTCCTTTTACAGTACATCTTACAAATGATGTTCAAGAATTTGGTGCTGTAGGTTCTGATAAAGATGGTAATTTATTATATGAATTTGAGTTAGATGTTGAAGAATCTCTTTGATGGTTAAATATTTAATAAGACATAATGTTACAGCAGATTTCTTTGCAGAAAAAATAGTTGATGAGAGTGAAATAGATACTGTTAAAAATGACTTAAAAGCTAATACTATTCCTAATGGAACTTTTAAATTTGTTATGTTAAAAGGTACAGAAAGAACAATAAGAACAACATACGAGTTATATGACGAGAAGCCTGACATCAGCAGTAAAGACAGAATTAGCAACAAATGATATTAGACCAATACATCTTATTACTATTGGTTTTGGCACTCCTATTAACATTACTGATAACTCTTTCTCTTTAACATCTTCTGTATCAGGCTCATCAGTTACTTATACTGCAAGTGATTTTATTATGGGTATTTCTGATTTTTCTGAAGAAACTGATTTAACTAAAGGCAGTATAACTTTATCTTTATCAGGTGCAGATCAAACTTTTATATCTACTGTTTTAAATGAAAATGTAATTAATGATTCTGTTGATATTTTTAGAGGTTTTTTAAATGATTCAAACTCTTTAATAGCTGACCCTTTTTTATTTTATAAAGGAAAAATAGATGGATTTTCAATAAGTGAATCTGACACTGCTAGTACAGTAAATTTAAGTATTGTTTCACATTGGGCTGATTTTGAAAAAAAAAATGGTCGTAAAACTAATAACACATCACAACAAAGATTTTTTAGTACAGATGTTGGTATGAATTTTAGTTCAGAAACAGTATTAGATATAAAATGGGGTAT